AAGTACGACAAGGGGGATGGTAAATACCATATACAAAACTAGGCTCTACAAACTGAAAACCCCAGGGCGGCAACCCCAGGGCTTTCTGAGACACAAACTAATTTGAGGATCGGCTTATGTCACACGACAAATATAACATTGTTAGAAAATTAACGCTGCAACAAATACTCAGCTCTGAAGAAAACAAGGCACTGGTGCGCGAATACGCTATCTGCCTGTGCCGTTGTCGTTACCTTGAGCAGCTGCTCACTCTGGCCAACTAAGGAGCTGTCATGTTTTTACTGAAAAAACCACTTCAATCCGAAATTACCCTGGTAACAACCGCCAAATGCAACTGCTGCAATTGCGATGCTGAAATCGTTGTCGACGCGCCCAATACCGAAGCGGCTGCACGGCTAATAGCTAAGCAAGGCTGGCATGCCTACGAACGCTCAGACGAAGTCGGTGGCAACGCCTGCCCGAGCTGCATTGAAGAAATGCGACAACTGGAGGCAGAGGATGAAGCGGCTGCAGAACAGGGTGACTAACATGGCAGTTCTTGCTGCCACCGGTGCTTTTGTTTTCACTGTAATGTGGTTAAACAAAGCGATACTTTTTATCTAAATTTAGGGATATGACGATGAGCGAAACAACTGTAATGCAAGCATCGAATGTGAAGGAGTTCACTGTTGACTATAACTGGTTTGAAGTAGGGCTGGCTGTCGACCTGAATGTTTTCACTAAAGAAAAAGCGGAAGAAATAAATAATTTTTGGGGCGATGGCATGGAATGGCTGGAAGGCTCAAAAGGAGATGTTGTTCAGGCGGCTCTGAAGCGCATCGCACGAGTTTGCTTCTTTTTAGTTTTAGAGCATGACTACAACCGCTGGGGTGTTCAGCAGGCTTTTGATTATGACGACAGCGATGGCGGGATTGAGGGTTATCCAAAAATGGATGGCTCTGCAGGGATAGTTATTCTTTTTGCCGAACGCATCACAATGGACGCATCTGATATGAGCATAAAATTTAAAGATATCGAACAACTGCCACCACCTGCAGTTGAGCCACAAGATTAGGAGGCACCTATGGACGAAGCAACCAGAGCGCGGGTAATAAAGGCTCCTTTGATCGTTGAGATGATGCAACTCGCTGCAGCTGCAATTTTAGAACAGCATGGGGCTTTAATAGTTGAAGCAGCGCATACCAACAAGGATAAGGATGGTGAAAAAATGGCTCGTTTAATCGGCTCTGGCATGGCTGGCCAGGCAAGCATGATCAGAGCCAGAGCAAAATCAAAGTCTGCTACAGCTTTTAACCTGGCAGCAGCACGAGAAGTGCCTATCAACTGGGATGAGGCATGGCTGAATAAGCGCCTAAGCGACGATGAATTAACAAAGATAGTGCTGGCAGCGCTGGGGGTTTAACCGTGGAAATAAATTCATTAGCTTTCGAGCGTTGGTTTTTGGAGCAATTTGGGAAGCGGCTGCGTGATTCAGCTCTAAGGACTGGGGAGGATGGTCAGTATAAAAATAAAGAAATTCAGGATTGCTGGCTGAGGTTTAAAGAAAGGAGGTCGAAGGAGGGTCCGTACTATTGCTTGTGCACAAACTGTTTGCTTATTACTGCATATTCACAGGACAAGCATAACGAAGTTGAATTTTGCTCTTGTGGCGGCCAGTTTTGCGGATGTCCGAGCTGCGATAGTTTTGCTGAAGCGCAAAGTGAGATTAACGAAAATCCAAGCTGGTACCTTTTCGCTAAAAATTATCCAGGCATTTTAAGAAAAGCTGCAGCAGCAGCTCCGATGAATATGAAGGCCGCAAGGGATGCTGCATCTTCAGCAGGCGCCGCTTTCCCGAGCAACCTTACCGACGATGAATTAACAAAAATAGTGCTGGCTGCACTGGGGGCTTAACCATGGAAATAATGATTTTAACAACGGATAAAAGGCTCGGCGTAAAAGCCGGTGAAATTTATGAAGCGAAGCGGTACCAATACGACCCGCACGAAAAATACTCGCTCATAGCGAGAATTCCGGACGGCTATGACCCGAGCTGCAATCAGTATATTGACGGCGTTGCAACAAAAGTCAGGGGTGTATGGTGCCGAGTTGTTGATGGGGCTTTTGAAGAGATCCCAGCCAACGAACTGCCTGCTGTAGAGACTAAAAAAAGCGCGCTTGAAAACCTAAGTGATTTCATCACTGACGACATTTTGGCTATGAGTGATGATGAGGTTGAATCAGAGCTGCAGAGTCTTGGAGTGGATGTAGATAAACAGGTTAGTAAATTCAGGAATCTTATGAACAAAAAAGTAAAAGTAACACCAGCTCAACGGTTGGCGCTCAGCAATATGGTCAAACTCAACAGGCCAGCAACGAGCCAGGAAATCGGTGTGCAGATCAAGTCGATGCAAACGCTGAAAAGTTTGGGGCTGGTGGTTAACCAGGAGCGGTTTGGAGAGGCTGAAAATGTAGGGCGGGAGTGCCAGGCAATTCACTGGAGTTTGGCTGAAGGTTTTGACTTGGACAAAGTGGAGACTAAGTGATGCGTGATGCAGATATCAACGGCGCGGTGCTTGGCACTGAGTCAAAAGTTCAGGTTAACTCTATCAACTTAACTTTATCATTCAACGACGCTTATGCTCTGTGTAACGTACTTCACCCGCAGGCTTTGGCTGATGTGAAAAAGTGGCTGAATGACGCTCAGCTTGAAGCTGTGAAGCGTATAGGACGGGATTTAGGTGTTTTTGTGGACCATAGCTCAAGGAATAATCTTGGCGAGTGGATGATAGCTATACTGCCAGAGCCAGAATCGGCAGAGTGACTTATCCACAGAAGTTGTGGATAAAAGTTGAACAATAGCCCTGCATATGCGGGCTATTTTTTTGTGTTGCGGGTGTTGCCTGGTGTTGCGCGAAAAGTTGCAACACCAGGCGCGGTTTACCAAAGGCTTACCAGCTGCAGGCCACTGTTTACCAGTGAAAAGCTGCCAAGTGGTAAAGTTACCAGTTAAAAATGACCAGTTCGCCAGCTTCTTTACCACCACGGCCACCCACGGTATGCCGCAGGTTTATTTCTTTCATCCGGAAGCCAGCAAAGACTTTACGAATGTCCGGATGGTCGTTGATGCTGATGATCATCTTACCTTTGACTGTTCTGGCCAGCTCGGCCATTGCCTGGTAATTCTCAAAAGGGAAGTCCACGCCGTAGCCGGTTGTTTCCCAGTACGGCGGGTCCAGATAAAAAAGGCTGTGAGGTCGGTCATAGCGCTTTATACACGCCTGCCAGTCCAGATGTTCAACAAAAGTCCGGCTCAGCCTTAAATGCGCCTGGCTTAAATTTTCCTCCATCCGGAGCAGGTTTAGTTTTGGCGCTGTGGTGGTCGCGGTACCAAAGGTGCGGCCCTGTATTTTGGAGCCAAACGACATCTGCTGCAGGTAATAAAAACGCGCTGCGCGTTGGATGTCTGTCAGCGTTTCGGTTGGGGTATCGTCCAGCCACTCAAACATTTTGCGGCTGATCAGCGCCCACTTGAACTGGCGGACGAACTCCTCGAGGTGATGCTGCACCACGCGATATAAATTCACCAGGTCGCCGTTCACATCGTTGATCACTTCAACCTTTGTCGGCATCTTCATAAAAAACAGCGCGGCACCGCCGCAGAACGGCTCTACATAGCACTCATGTTCAGGGAACTCTGGCAGGATTTCTTTAGCCAGGCGGCGCTTGCCACCCATCCATGAAAAAAACGGTTTACTCATAACGTGAGCCTTTCCTTTGCAAATTTAACAATGATCGGATAGTCTCCCCGCGCCTCGCGAGGCGGGAGGGCCTTGGTTTGGCTCACATGGCATACTCATGTGGGTAAGACGTCAGCCCGGTGTGCAACCACCGGGTTGTCGCCCTCTTCTCTTTTAAAGCGGTTCTGTGGCTTCCAGCCAGCATCGATAGCCACTCCCTCTGTCACCCTTGGCTGTGACCTTATCTAAGGACCAACGGCCGCGCATGTAGTCAGGAAAGCTGCTATCCAGCTCAATCAATCCCTCTGCTACCAGGCGAGGGTCGCCTGGTACTTCCATCTTTAACGTGACCCCTGTGCGGACCACTTTTCTCAGCTCGCTATCAGCTGACTCCCGGGCGTGTATTTCGCTTTCAAACTGGTCAGCCAGCTTTTTAAACGGAGCATCGCCCAGCGTGACCTCCACTTCCTTTCCGGCATCAGCGTCCCAGTACTTTGCAACCACACCTTTGAACGTAGTCCGACTGGGAAAGTCGACCTCCGCATTGATGAAGCTGGTACTGGTTGGAACGTTGTTCCTTGGCAAGCTGAATTTGACCGGCTCCAGAGTTTGTCCGGATATGCTTTTCAGCTGCCCCCTTCTGGCCATGATGTAAAGCTGATCCACAGGCTTAGTCACAGCGTCGTAGCGTTTCGCCAGGCGCGTTAAAAAGCCCATGTCGGTCTCGTCGGTCTGGTCGATGTGTTCAACCAGGAGCGCATCAAGGTCGGGTGCAACCCGGGGCGAAAATCCGTGGGCTTTCACCACTTGGCGGAAAATATCCCCGAGTTTCATTTTTGAAAAACTGCGTGACCGGCGCAGCTTGAACTGCGTCTCATCTTTCACCTGAAACGGTGCTGCAGTTGCCACAATAGTCACGCTGTCCGGAAATATCCTGGGCGTGACCCTTGTGATTTTAAACATCCCTTTATCGGTCAGCGCCGGTGACTCAGCATACCCCTCAGACACCCCGATGCTTTCGCCTTCCCTTGGTCGTCCAGGCATGCCCTGCGTGTCTATTTTTAACGTCAGCTGGTCGGATTGTCTGCCTGCAGCGTCTATCCGTTCCCAGGAGATCAGCCGCTGATTGATGAGGGCGGCATGCGCTCCTCTTGCAATAAAACGGGGTGTAAAATTTAGTCCCATATGTTCACCGCTTTGGCCAGTGGAGCCTCTGGCATATCAGGGATAAGAACCGTCACTCCGGAGGGTAAAACGGGGCCATATTTAGCCAGCCCCGGGTTACTGTCATAAATAGCCTCCTCAGTTTCATCGTCATCGCGCCCCAGGTGAAGGTGAGCCAACAGGCCCACGCTATCACCGGCTTTGCTTACTACTGATTTCATCTGCGAACTCCTCCAGCTCAACACTAAACTCAACCACCAGCGCTGTACCGTCATCAATGATCCGGCTTTGTGTTTCAGTGATGTTGTTTATTTTCCAGCGCCCCAAGTTCCGGCCTTGGCCAGTAATGAGAGTCTGTGGCTTTCTGGTTGCCTGCAGCGCACGGAGTTTATCCAGGGCGTCCATGCCTGGTACGCCGTGAACTTTGCCGGTGATGCTGATGCTTTCCAGACCCTGACCTGTGTTGTGACTGATGGGCTTGCCGTTGGTGATATCGATACTGACCCAGCCACCAGAAGACTGGCGGACCCACTTATCAAACGCTGTTTTGTTTCCCAGGCTAAAGACATAAGTCCCTAATGCCGCTTGTTGATTCATCAGCTGCTACTCCTATCTGACAGCGAACCATCCAGACGAACCGACAAACCATTGCTGCCCATCATCGTCATAAACTCAGCCTTTAAGCGCTGCATGATGGAGTCTACAAGGCGCTGATCCGCTTCTTTGTTGCCGGAGGAACCAGGTATCGTAATGGTCGGACTAAAGACCATCTGCCTGTTGTCCTGACTGCTTATCTGCTTCCGGATAGCTTCCGGAGGTGGTAGCCGGTCACTGACTGCTGCAAGCAAAGGTGGAGCCTCTAAAGACGTCGGTAACTTATTCGCCTGGCCCACGGGCGGGACTGGAGAGTTCGACGTGCCAGCGTCAAACATCCCACCGATTTTCCCGCCCGCCCACTCGCCGAGCATGCCGCCGCCTAAGCCGCCAATAATGGATCCGATTAAACCGCCGATGGCGGTGCCAATGACTGGCACGACGGATCCAATTGCAGCTCCGGCCATGCCGCCTGCTGTTGCTCCTCCCAAACCTCCCAGCATGTCACCAGCTGCTGCGCCGGTGGCCACGTTGTCACCTGCAGATAAACTGGATGCAAGGTCAGCTCCTGACATCGCAAGAGCTAACGGCCTGATTAACTTGCCTGCACCTTGAAGTACATCTGCACCCATTGGCAGCGCAGCCATAGCGCTACCCGCCATGAGCGCTCCTCCACCCAGTACTGCTCCCGCTCTGGCCAGTCGACCTGTGCGAGCTGGGCGAACACGACGTCGACGCGAACTGCCACCTATGTCAGCACTAACTGGCGTCCGCCGTGACCCCATTCGGGCCATAGTGGCGTTTAGCTTCTGCAGTGCTAAATTGGCGAGAGTCGCTGTTCGTGCGGTGTTGCCGGTGGTCGCGGATAATTTTGCTCTGCCAAGGTTCAGCACATTCATTCCCTGGCCAAACGTCAGGCCAACGAATTTCAGCGCCAAAGCGCCCACTTTGAGCGCCACCAGACCCATACCAACCATGGCAAGGCCCTTGGCTATAGTCGGGTACTTTTCAGCCCCGTCTGCCAGCAGATCAGCAAAATCTGCCACTGGCCCCATGATTTCATTAAGCGCTGGCAGCAGTAACGTGCCGATGCTAATTTGCAGCCGGTCAAACTTATTGGCCAGCAGCTGCATCCCGTTTGCTGTTGTTGCTGATCGGGCCTGATATTCCGCCTCCATCGAGCCGCGATACTTGGTTGCATCGCCGGTCATCTTAAAAGCGTTCTTCAGGTTGTCTAAGTTCTTCAGCATCGGCATAACCGAGCCTTTGACCTCCTCCCCGAACAGCGTCGATACCAGGGCGCTGACTTCTTCTTCAGGTACGCCTTGCATCGCTTCAAACACTTTGATCATCGTGCCAGGTGCATCAGACAGCATGTCCTTAGCCAGCATCTGAGGATCGAAGCCTAACTCCGACCAGGCACCTTGTTGGGCCGCTGTAGCGGTGTCGCCTTTCATCATTGCGCCGGTGATATTTTTCAGCGCCGTGGCTGCAACTTCTTCACCCGCACCGCCTGACAGCAAGGCAGCTGACAACGAGGCTGCTTGTATCTGATCTAAGCCTGCCGCCATGGCGACAGCGCCCTGGCGTTTCAGCACCCCGGCAATATCTTTTGCCTGGGCATTCATATTGTTCGACAGGTAGTTTGTCGCATCAGCAAGGTCTACAGCCTGCTTTTGTGACAAACCCATCGAGGCGCGCCAGGCGGCCATTGTGCTGCCTGCCTCTTCTGCAGAGACATCAAACGCCGTTGCCATTTTTGCGGCACTGGTGGTGAAGTTCAGCAGCTCCGCTTTGGCGATACCGGATTGACCGGCTGCTGCAGTAATTTCAGCAAGACCTGCAGCAGCAATCGGAATTTGAGTCGACATCTTGAGGATGTCTCGGCCCATTTTGTTAGCTTCAGCATCGTCCTCAAAATTGACGACCTTTTTCACATCCGCCATCGAGGACTCGTACTCAATGGCTTTCATAATTGGCTGGGCGGCGACATAACCTATCGCTGCTGTCTCCAGCATTTCACCGCGTAAATCGGCTCTGGCGGCTTTATTGGCCTCCACCCTGTCTTGTGCGTCAGACACTGACTTTAATCGCGCCTGCTGCACCTTGAGCGCGGCATTGGCTTGTTCTGTTGCCTTTTCTATCCGGCTTTGCTCGGTGGCAAATTTACTGGCATCAACACCGGCTTTTTCGAGGCTTCGCTCCAGGCTGTTGAGTTTGTTTGTTTGGGCCTGGTGTTCAGCGGTTAACTGAGCGGTTTTATTCCTGGCTTTATCAAACTCTGCAGCCATTTTTTTGGTCGGAACACCGACCGCATTAATCTCGGCGGTCAGTGCTTTTTCGGCCAGTCTCGCTTTATCCAGGGCGCTGGTGGTTTCACCCAGTTTTGCTTTCATCTGGTTAAAGCCAGATAGATCACGCTGAGCTGCAGCCAGGCTTCTCAGCTCGGCCTTTTGCCCCTGAATTTGCGTGACCAGCTTTGAGCTGGTCGCGCTGAAGGATTTAAACGGGGCTGTGAACTGGTCGACTGCAGCAAGTGCGATACTGTATTTTGCGGACATCACGCCCCCTGTTTAAGTCTCTGGATAGCTAACTCATAACGCCGCAGCGCTTTGTCCGTTGACCAGGACAAAATTTCCTGTTCGCTGACGTTGTAAACAAGCGGGATTATGTCGGTGAGAGTGTCGACGTCTCGGCTGGAAAGTAATCCGCCGTTTCGTTCAAAAAACTGTTGATCCGCCCCTGCAGGTGATTCCAATCCGGAGCCGACAGCCGGCTAATTTCTTTCGCACTCAAACCAGTGCAGGCCATTGTGATAAACAGGTTTCGCTCATCAGGGTTTGTGTGCTTTTTCATCAGCTCCGTGGTGGCCACTGTCGGGATTTCCAGAAACAGCTCCGAGATGGTTTCGTTTGTATCGCTGAGGATAGGTTGCAGCAATAAAGGCGAATCCGGATTGAATGCAACACCCGCACGCTTAAAGTAAAAGTCGCTGCCTTTGGCAACCAGGTCGGATAGTTTCAGGCGCAGCTTGTTCCAGTCTGGTGCCTTCATGCGGTTGACTTCGTCTGCAGCTATGCCACACGACAGACGGGCAAACTCGGTAAAAATCTGAGTTTCGTCTTTATGGTCTTCCAGCACTTTGGCATGATCAGCATGGGATATAAGGCGCAGCGTTAACGCCGTCAGAGAGCCGGTGGCGCTCTGAACTGGCCAGCGAAGGGTTAACACTTCTGGTTGAAACAACTCTTGTTTTTTCATACGTTCTCCGAATAAAAAAAGGGGCCACCGAAGTGACCCCAATGCGCGCAAACTACAGGGAAATTAAATGCCGACGTTGCGGCGGTGAACAGCCATCACATCACCTTTGCCTAAGTCGATGACTTGGGTTTTTGTGTTGATGTCATACACTGTCTTACCATCTTCAGTTTTTTTGTATACCTTCACACTGGCCGTAATCGTCGCGCCAGGCTTAGATTTTGATTTGATGGTTTCTTCTTTCACGCCGGTGATTTCACCGCTCATGCTGTAATGGACTTTGAACGTCTTGCCATCACCATCGACTTCTGACGACTTCACATCCACCTGACAAACTTCGCCAGGCTTCAGGCCGTAGGCTGACAACAAGTCGGCTGTCGGGCCTGAGATTTTCAGCTCATACCCCATCTTCTCCAAACCGACCCAAATTTCATCCGGGATAAAACGGCCGCCGAGGACTTCTTCCATGACCTTTTTAATTTCCGGAGCTGTGAACTCTTCCAGTTCTGCCAGAATGGGGCTGCCATTGACTGTCGCCCCAAGCAACATACGTGCGCGCTGTCCACTCATGACAGTACCTCTTCAATGAATTGCTCTACGATGCTATCGACCGCATTCAGGTGTAAAATCATGTGCTCGTTAGGGCTGTAACGGCCGTAATCGATCACCACGTACCAGGAGCCGTTTTTATAGCGCTCTACAGTGTTCAGCGTCGGGTGTAAGTACACCGAGCCGCCTGGTATCACTTGAGCAGCAACAAGGTCCTGAACAAACAGGTCAATTTTCTTGACCTCCTGCTCCCAAAAGTTCGCCGTCATTTGCTTGGCCATAGCCGTTTGGCTTGCCGCTTCAAGTTTGCGAGCAATCGCATCCTCAAGACCCACGAACGAAATAAACTGGCCTGTCACTGACCGGTTGCCAATCAGACTGAAGCCGCCCAGGCTGGTCCGGCCAAAATAGCTCACGCCGTTTTTGTTCAACAGATCACCTTCGGTGTTTGTATCCAGAATGTTGTAATCCACTGAGCGGGAGACATCCTGAATAGCCACGCCCTGATTGCCCGGTGATTCCCACGGCTGGACGCTGGCCAGCGCACCCACTGCAATAGTGGAGGCTGGGACGTAGATGTCACCTTTCGCCTTTTTGCTGTAAATCGCAGGCAATGGATCCACCATGTAGACGCGCTCATGGCCTGTGCCAACGCCGCCTAACTGGGCTGATAACGCAATCGCTTCAGCCGTAGTTGTGCCTGGTGCATCAACCACAACACGACAGCGCAAACGCTTGGCCATAGCAGCAAGCGCATCAATCACTTCTTTGTTTTTACTGAAACCCGGGGCTGCAATAATCGTCGGCTTTTCCAGGCATTCAGACAGAGCTGAAATACCAAGACGGCGGCCGGTGCCAGCTTCCACGCCACCAATGATATTGACTATCGTTTCCGCTTCGGTCTGGCCTTCTGGTACCACAATAAAATACTGAGGAACCGAGGTCTTTTTCATCGTCTGCGTTGCCGCATGCCAAGCTGTACCCAGCTCGTTGCCAGTCGTGTCCAGCAAAGCAGCGTGCTGCTCATTCGATACACGAAACGGAGAGCTGAAACCAATGCTGGCGTGCTTGTCCGGAGCAGTCACAACCCATGCCACCACGTTAGGACCAGGTGGCCCCATTGGGGCTGGCGGCTCAGACGTCAGTATGCTGGCGCCATTGTGCTCAAAATTATCAATTACAGGCATTATTCAGCCCCCTTCTTTGCTGCTTTAACTTCTTCAATTTTTTGAGTCTGCAGGAGGCTTTGTGCTTCGCAATTCAGTAAGTCCAATTGCGAACCGACATCGACCCAAGCACCGCGCCATTTAAAGCTGACCAGCACCTTGTATTTTTTCTTCATCTTTTCTCCAGGCATAAAAAAACCGCTCAGAGAGCGGCTTATGTGTTGCTTAAAACTAATGGGTTTCGTCGGGTTCTATCGACGCCCTGCAGTGTCCTACCTGCCGGATAGCGATGTAAAAAATCGCATCAATGATACACTCCGCGACTATATAGCCAGTGCGGCCCTGCATCGCATAGTAACCAACACGACCACTGATGGTCGTATCCGGGTTCCCACCAAAAACAGCATTCATATGCTGGTCTGATGCAATCCACAAGTCAAAGGCGTACCCCCTGAACTGGCGAAAGGGTTGAGATAAAATCGTGATGGCCAGTCGATACCAGCCCACCGGAGTAAGCAAAGTCTCAATGAGCCAAACAAGACCAACTATCAATAATGTGAATACTGCAGTTAGTTTTTTCATTGCACAACCACCTGACTATCAATGTCGACAGGGGCGAACATAAAGCGGAACAGCGCGCCTATTTCCTCCAGACCTCTGTTTATCCGCTCCGGACTGATTAGGTAATTACCAGACGGTAGTTTCAGGGGCAAATTCATACGCACAACACCTGTCTCATCAGTCGTGATTTGAGACTCAAACCGCAGAGTTTTAACCGCCTTGCCATCTACAATTTCCTCAACCGGCGTCGACATAACGGTGTTGCCAAATGGGATGGCAACCAACTCACCGTCAGCACCAAGGATTTTGTTATCGATAACAGCTGAAATAGAAAAAACAGTCGATTCTTTTACCCAATAAATTTGACCCACTAAATTAGCGCCAGTCACTACAACATCTGTAAGCTGCAGCACGGGGTAATTTTGTTCAGCGGCCGTCTTGTTTGAATCGCTGAAATAAATACTTTTAATCACTGACATTAGCTAATCCTCACATGGCAAGGCGCGCCCGTTGTTTTAATATCCTGACCATTTGCAGACACCACATTAGGCCAACCCGCATATGGCTTTCCGTTCCCTCGATACAGGTACTGTGTTTCACCAATCACATAATAGTTTTGACCTATTTTTTTTACGGAAACAACGCCTGACGGGGCGGCTGATATAGGGTCAACATCAATGCAGCGCCAATTTTTTAAATCTTCGGATTTATAAAATGTGCCGGTGACATATCCCAGCCAATAGCAGCCATCGGAGTAAGAAATCCGAGTCTTGTTATTGATTAATGCGTCATGCTTAACCAGCACCCAATTTTTGCCATCAACAGACGTCCGCAGCAAACCGGAGTATTGAGCGATAAATTTTTCGCCATCATGAATAAGCCCATAAATTCCGGCTGTTGTTGAGCCGTCTATCGTCATCAATGTAAATGTGGCTCCTCCATCGGTAGATACAGCCGAGTTATTTGTACCAGCTTCGCTGCCGACAACAATGATTCCATCACCGGATGCCGCAGACAGGAACAACTTTGTCGCGCCACTTAAAGCAACTGATTTGTTTGCCCAGTTGGTGCCATTCGCTGACGTTAGTATCACACTGGATTTACCAGCAGCAACGAGGAGTGCGCCTGTCCAATGTACGATGTAAAGGTCTGTGGCAACTCCTGACCCCCTGGTTGTCCAATTTATTCCATCCGGTGATGTATAAATATTCCCGCCATCACCTACCGCAACGAACAATCCGAGCGGTTGAACCCAGATAACACAGCGGACTCGCAAGTTGTTTGTGGGAAAATTGTGAGGGCCTGTGAATGTCACCCCATTATCTATAGAGCGATAAAACTGGCCCGTGGTGGTTGTGGCTACTGGAGCAATAATGACCCCTGCGTTATTCCCAGCAATATCTTCAAACACAACCGTACCAGGTGATGTTATCGCTTCAAAATAAGTGCCGATGCTGCCTCGCCAAAATTCAGTGTCAAATTTTGACGGATCAGTCTCCATATAGCCGGTGCGTAACCAGCGTTCTCCACCTTGGGTAAAATCGTGTGGCAAATTATTGGGAAAGAACCGCATTTCACCGATTAAAGCGCCACCTGCCGCTCCGGTTGCAGGTACGTCAGCTGTACTCATAATTGTCTCCAGGCGTTTTGTTTACGTAAAAAGCGATAGGGCTGGCCATAGGTAACAAGTCTGATACTGTCGTGGTCGCCTTTAATCGACTTCACTTTTTCATCTTCAGGCGCGACCAAATGGGGCGGCTCAATGCCAGGTGATACAACAACAACCAACAAAGAGTTTTCTGGCGATTTCTGCAGTTGGTAATTCCCTGTAGCCTGAATAAAGGCATCACCGGCTGCTGGCATAGCCCCCGGCGCTTCAAGTACTGGCGGCTGACTAAGCCGGGCTTCGACTGCAGAAACAGCGTCAGTCAATTCCTGTTTTGTCGCATATCTGGCATTAACCCATGACTGGGTCGCGGCCTGCAGGCTGGGGTTTACTGACAACGTAATCGTCGCTTCACTGCTGTGGACAAAGTACGCTTTCAGTGGCAGCTCATACATCATCGGGCCGTTTGCAGCTGGTTTCAGCCACTCAGGAATGGTATGGACAGCGAACAGCTTTCCGGACTCCGTCCAGTAGCCCACGATTCTGCACCAGCGGTTGGCTCCAACGTCGTGCGGGACAAAACCTTCAGCGATATAGCCCGGACCTTCAGGGTTCGGGTAAACCTCTGTCAGGTTGCGCTTATCCCATTCACCTGGGATAGACGTCAGTGCCTTCAGCTGGGCATACGTAGGGTTGTAATTGGCTGCAACGCCGCCATCACCAATGGAAAATTTTTGAAGTTTTAACTCAGTGCCGGAGATCCCTGCGTTATTAAGCAACGCCTCTCCGACATCCGTAATAATGACACCTAACTCACTCATCTGACTGTTACCTTATAAGATGCGACAAATGCACCGCCTACCGTCATTGTCTTGGTTGTAACGATGCTGGGCGGCCGCCATGGGCCTACAACAATGCGTGGTGCAATATGCACTGCAGCGCCAAAATAAAACTGGCCTGATGCTTTAACGCCTAAGGACAAGCTGATAACGTCCCGACCACTCTGTGCGTTCTCCAGGCGGTCTGCCACCAGGGAAAGAAGCTCATCCGTTGGGGCAGCTGGCAACCAGGCAACGACCCGCAAGTGATAGGGTTCGCCTCCGTACTTGTGCCACGGCTCAACATCCACATCACCGCTCAGCGGAGACAGCGCTACTTTTAAACCTGCTGGAGTTCCGGCTTGCTTGTATTGCTGATAGGCCGTCGCAACAACTTGCTCTTGCTCTGAACGTGGGGCCTTCGCATTCCACTCAATAACCCCTCTGTCCTGCGCGATGTAAGGCAGGATCCGAGTCGGTGTTTTTCGTGGGTTAAGCAGGTTCGGGTATGGGGTTTCTATTTCCCCTAGCAGCTCAGTAAACGCCAGCTCCAAGCCGCGCTCTAATGCGCTTTTGTTGTCGGGCAATAAGCTGTAATCACTCATAGCGTCTCAATCTCTATGCTGATATTGAGGCAAAACGGGGCTTGATGCCTGGCACAAACCATCTCTGCAGCTGGACTGGTTAAGACCGCTTTTTTCGCTCCTGCACTAATCAGAAGGTGCTTGATATAGTCCAAGTCAACGAC